GCAGCGACGACGCGACATCGCCGGCCGAGGTGGCGATCGGCGAGATCGCGTTGCGCTGGGTCTGCAACGAGGTGTTCACGTCCTCGATGGTGGACCCCGCGATCGGGCTGCCGATGCTCTCGGCAGACGCCACCTGGTTGGCCAGGTTCGACCTGGCGTTGGCGACATCGGTCTGAAGGCCCGCCGCGGCTTTCTGCGCTGCGTCGGTTTGCTCGGCGGTCGCGCGCCCGGCCTTCTCTTCGATCAGCCCTTCCTGGTTGACCCCGGCCTGCGAGGATGAGATCCCTTGCCGGGCCAGCTGGAACCCGAGGTCCTTCTGGGCCTGGCGACGCTGGTAGTCGATCTCGTCCTGCGACTTGGCGAGATAGTCTTTGGCGTACTGGTTGAAATAATCCGGGCTGAACCGCGAGAACGCCTGATTGATCTGGTTGGTGCCTTCACTTAGGACCTGGGCGCGGCCGGTGTCGTACTCGCTCTGCCGCTTGGCCTGTTCCTGAACTTGTTTTTGCTGTTGCTCGTACTGCGCTTGCTGGGCGGCAAACTGCTGTTCGTTAAAGGTCTGTTGCTGGCCGGCGATGTCCTTCTGGGCCTGGATCTGTTTGTCGGAAAGATCCTGCGCCGCCATCTGCTGGTAGGCAGTGACTGTCGTCGCACCCCGCGCAGCGTACTCGCCCGGGACGCCTTGCTCGACCCAATACTGCCCGGGGACCCCAGTCGCAGGATTAGTGTAGCTGACAGCCGCCATCTGCGGCCCGGTTTGGACCTTGCTTCCGCCAAAGAAACACACGCTCGTTCCTTTCCTGAGTGAGGTCCCAGGCATAGAGGAGAAAATCTTCACGCTGCCGGCCGAAGCCTTTGAGCACCGCCTCGATCTCGCCGCCCAAGAGCTCGATCCAACGCCGGCTGTCGGTGTTCTCGGCCAGGACGTAGGCTTCGCCGCGGTGGTAGCCGGCCTGGCGCAGGATCGGGATCACGTAATCCAGGGACCAGCGGGTCATCGGTTTGACGACGGAGCGCCAGCGACTGGTCCCAAAGGCGCCGGCGATCACCACCCCCGGGCGCACCGGGACCACCCCGTTGACCGCCACCGGTTCGCTGTCTATCGACCACATCCGCCACAACTCGCCGGCGGAAGCGTAAACGTGGGCGACAAACTGGGCCTCGTCGTCGTCCCACCGCAGGGCAAAAATCTCGCGCCGGTCCCGCGGGCGCAGGTTGCGCACGATATAGGCGAGCCCTTCAGCGGTGACCGGAGTGGCTTGGACCTTCGCCATTATTTGACCACCCCCGCCTCGATATTGAAATGCAGGCTGGCCAAGAGCGCCGGGCCGGGAGCCTGGTGCTCCAGATGCACCCCGAAATGCGTGCCATAGCCGGCAAAGGGTATGCTTTGCAGCCCGTAGGTATTGTCCTGGATCGTGGCGCACAGCTCGAACGCCTCGGTGTTGTTGGGCAGCATGCCGATGTTCACTGACCACTGGCCCTGGCACATTACATCGACACTCTTGATGCGCTTGTTTTCGGTCGGGTTGTCGGCCGAGAGATGCGGCGTGCGGATGGTGACTTTGCAGCTGTCGTACTCGTTCTGAGTGACACCGCCGTAGAGGTAGATATTGCCGACCATATCGAGGCAGTAGACGGTGTTGTTGACGACAGCGAAGTTCCGCACGACGAACCCCGGTTTCATCGTCGACCACGCCGTGATTTGCCCGGCCGGAAAGTACGAGAGGACGTAGATCGTGTCGTCGATCACCAGCCAGTAACGGCCCTGGATCGGCTGCACCACCGCTTCCGCCTTGTTCACGGCAGTCGAGTTGGTGCGGATGATCGGGATCAGCATGAGATCGATCGCCGACCCTACGTCGCTGACGCTGGCGGCGAGACTGAACGCGGTTTGCGCCTTGAGGGACCGCACGCCGCTATCGGAGAGAAAGAGCACGTCACCGGTGCCGAACTGCACTACCGAACGCGGGCTGATGACGCCCTGTCGCAGGAGTTGCGCCAGGGTGTCTTTGGTCGGGTCGGGGTCGAGGGTCCAGACCTGGGTCTGCAGCCGCGCCATCACCGCCATCGACTGGTAGAAGACTTCCATTGCGAGCGCCTGCTCGCCGTCAGGGTCGTTGAGCGCCAGGTTGATAAAACCCGCGCCGGGCTCGGTCACCGACGAGGGATCGTTCTGCGCCGGGTTGTTGATCCCGGAAAACCGCAGGTACTTCCCGTCGATCCGGTACATCTTGCTTTTCCAGGTACGGGCGTAGGTGCCCGAACTGAAACCGCCGGCGCCGCCGGCACCTTCGGTGACGATAAACCCGTCGTAGTAACAGCAGGTCGCGCCGTCCGCGGTCTGGGCGCAGACAAAGAACTTGTCGTCGAACGGCTCGACATCGAGGATCTCGACAAGCTCGGTGGTCCCCGGCGGGTCGGCCAGGGCGTGATAGACGATCGGCACCGGCAGGCTGCCGGGGGCGATCACCGCGCCTTCGTGATGCTCGCCGAAAACGTGCAGGGCGCCGGCGTGCCCGATCATGTAGCTCATCAGCCCCACCGGTAAGGGCGCGATCGTCGTCATGTAGACGAAAGCCTGGCGCTTCTCGATCTCGCCGCCCTGGTTGAGGACAGCGTTCTCCAGGATACGGAGCGAGCCGCCGGGGGCGGTCAGCGGGGTCTTGCGAACGTCGAGCCCGGCTTTGAAATCGGTGACAGAGAAAACCTTGCCAGCCATCAGGGAACGCTGCCGCCACCACCGCCGCCAACGCCGCCAGGCCCGCTACCGTATCCGACAGGGATGTAATCGAGGCCGATCGCCGGCGGGTAATGGTGCCGCGCCTGCGCGTCGCCGCCACCGGCGCCGATCGCCATCGCGCGCACCCGTTTGTGCGAGCCCTGCCGCACCCGATGACGGCGCATCGCCTCGTTGGCCTTGTTGAGCTTGAGCGCGGCATCTTTGGCGTCGTCGCGTTGGAGGATCTCGACCGCGCTAAAAAGTACGATCAAATTGTCGGGCAGGGTCGAGAGGTCGCTGTCGTCGACCATCGTCACGATGGTTTTGGTCCCGCGCAGCCGCAGGCTGGCCGGGTAGGTGACAGTCCGCGGCAATCCAGGATCAGGATCGGGCGGGACCACCGCGCCGGCCGCGCTGGCGTCGGGGACCGGCCAGACTTCCAGAGTGTTGTCGTCGGCGTGGTGCATCCACTTCAGCGTGGGGAACTGCTTGAACCCGGCCGCCGAGTTGAGGATCGTCATCTCGCGCGGGCCGATGCCGTAGGTCAGCTCCTGGTAGAAGCTGCCGACCAGCACATGGACGGAGCCGATGTCATCGAACGCCAGGTCGACCGGGTAGGGGTAATACCGCTGCCCATCCACCAGGCCGATGTCGCGGTCGATAATCAGCTGCGGCCAGTCGTAGTCCTGGTACAGCTGAACCTGGGTGCGGTTCAAATAATACAACAGGGTTTCCCTGTCGTTTATGCCGTGCGCGACGTTGGTCGAGTGACCGATCTCGGCGCGGAGATCGGTCAGCATGTCGCGCAGCTGGCGAGGCATCAGCGCGGCACCCCTTGGCTGGTGTCGACAAAGGTCGGGCTGTGGCTGCCGCCGGCATTGACATCGGGCAGGGTCGAGGGCGCCCTGGCGGCGCCAGCCCGGCGTGACGAGCCGCGGCCCATCGTGTCGCGCACGACGTGCGGCAGGTCCCCGGGCTCGGGCATCGGGTTGTCGAGCCCCATATCCTCGATCTCTTCGTCGTCCTGGGCGTGGGCCGCGATCTCGTCCGGGGTCGGGTCGTCTTCCTCGGCCAAAGGCGGCGCCTCCAGGACCGGTCGGTCGGACACCGTGAACTGATCGAGCGGTCGCAAGGTCGGGTCCGGGTTGGCCGGACGCGGCGAGCGCGGCTTGTAGACCGGGAGCGTGCATTTCGGGATCGAGGGGTCCGACAGCGGCAGTCGTGGGCGAGCGCCGGGAAAGACCTCTTTAATGACATCCGGCTCATAGGTCAGCTGCAGCCGCTGCAGGACCTCTTCGTTGGTGGCGTCCCACTGGCCGACCACATGGATCTCGGTGATCGCCTCCTCGCCGTGCATGTACTGCAGGATCGGCAGCTCGGGGAAGACGATCGGCCGGGTCCGGTCCCGGTAGACCACCGTGTCGGGCTGCGAACCGCCGCCCAGCGCGACCAGGCAGCGCAGAAGATGAAACGCCGGCATCTTTCCTCCTTTAGAAAAACGGGGACCAGCCAGGGGAACTGGAGACTGGTCCCCGCGCGCGGTTAGGCGATCTCGACGACGAGCGCCGAGTTCACCTGTTGCGCAACCATCTGACCCGTGTGGGTCATCGACTTGTAGACGACGAACTGGTTGTAGGGCCGCGAGGGGGTAAACTTGTGGTCCCACTCACCGTCCATCTTCATCAAATAGATGTGCCGCGGGTCCCACCAGTAGGCCCGCTTGGTGAAGCCGAGATCGTCCAAGGTCGGGTCGTACTCGATCGTCGTGCCCATGAACTTCAGCTGGCCCATGCTGCCGTCCTGGGTCCCGGTGAAACCGGTCATCGAGTAGTTGCCGTTGGCCCGCAACTCGATCTCCATCGCGTTGACAAAGGCCGACCCGGCGAGGCACTTGGTCGGCCGGCCGCCGTAGCGGATCAGCTGGCGGTACTCGTTCTGCAGAAACTGCAGAAGAGCGCCGCCGTTGGCCGCGTTGGAGGTCACTGCGCCGCGCCCGCCGGCGCCGCCATAGGCCGCCGTCGCGGCCCGGTTCTGCCACCAGGTGTTGGTGTTCCGGGCGATGCCCCCGAGGGTCCCGGCGTTGGGGATCGCCGCGATGATCGACTGGATGCCCGCGAGCGCCTTGGCGTCGGCCACCCCGTCGCCCCATAAGAGGGCGTTCATCGTGCGGGCGTACTGCTCGCCGAAATCCTCCAGCTTGTCCTGCAGGAGGTTGACGAGGACGGTGACATCCCGGTCGCTGTGGTTCGACAGGGTCTCGCCGTTGCCCTCTTCGTCGGTGACGGAGATGCCGTCAATCTTCAGCTCGGTGTGGGTGAGCGTCAGACCGATATGGTGCTCGCGCCAGGGGTAGTTGGCCCGCTGGATGTTGGC